TTCCCAGTCACGATATTAAAAGCATATGTTCCAGCTGTATTTATAGTGCACACAGTGCCTTCTGTTGCGTTTGTTGTTATTGTTGCTCCAACGAGGTTGTTTTTTGATAATGTGCCGATCAAGCGAATAAAAGTATCAGTTGTTCCATACCCACTAGCATTTGTATATATTGCCTCGGTACCAATTCCGGTTGTGCCAAGTATAGGTGGAACAATACTAACCCTCCAGCTTGCTATAGTTCCACTTCCACCAGTTGCTTTAGCGTCAAAAGTCAAGCTAGTCCCGCTATACGCTTGCACTATGCCAACCATATAATTGTTGGTATCGCTAGTGGCAGTTGACATAATCATAACCCACATCCCTTTAACGAATGAGAGTCCTGCGCCAACAGTAAAAACCTTCCCCGCCGTTGTGTTTATGGTGTGTGATGTCGTGCTAGTGGTTGTAAATGAGCCGTTATTAAATCCTATTACAGTATCATCTAATTCCTGTACAAAATTAGGTAAAACCGATGTAAAAAAATTATTAACGTACGTAGGAAACCCTGGATCACTACGCGCCGGAAATGCTGGAATATTTGTTAATGCCATTATATTAACTCCTCAATATCTAACTCGCAGTAATTGTAACTTGGTGTTTGTAAAGGTATTCTAAATGACTGATAGAAACCATGGGCTATGGTGTACTCATATCCATCATCAACGGCCCCAATAAATACACTAGGAACTGATAATAATTGTCTCAACAGTCTCACAACCCTGTTAGTTTCCCCTTGGTCAAGAATCAACTTAAATGTCATAATCTTAACATTATCTTTTTTATTTAAGTATGCAATGTTATTAGCATCATAAGATTTTACGGAATAATCTTTAATACCCACTGTGCTACCGTATTGCGTATAACCAATTTGGTATTGTTTGGCAACCATAAAGCGCCCTATTTTGCTATTGTTGCCAGATACATCTGTAATTGTGTAATTTATTATGGGGTTCGAATACGCTTCCGGAAAATCTATTTCAAAATGATCTCTTTTTTGGACAAACGGTTCGAAAAACCAATCATAAACGCTTGTTACAGCGCTATCGTCTAAGCTTATTGTTTTACTATATATTGTTTCTGCTCCGTTATTTGTTGCAGTTATGGTCAACTCTGTTCCGGACATATTTATAAATGCCAAAGCGCCAACACTAGCGCCAACGTTTACGGTTTGGTTTATCGATAGATAATCCGTCTGAGATGCTGATAAATCGTCTATCATTTTATAAGCGTTAACATAACCATCATCTGCCCATCTTGTCGCGTCATTTTCTGGCAACGTCGCATTAATGCCTGCTATTAAATTTCTGTAGATTTTATTGGTGGTTGTCCTTATTACTTTAGTCCCTATGGTATAGTTTGTAGCAGCATTCCACACTGCGTAGTCATTTACTGGGACATTATTAGCCGTAAACATTGCGGGTGTAAGTGTTATTGGGTTAAGTATGTACATATCATTAAGCCCTTGTGGCAGGCATGCCTATTTTTTCCCAGCGCTCTAGCGTATCTGTGGCTCTCATATTAATGCTGGCAACCTGCGCGGTTATTTGTTGATTGATAGTCTGTTGCTCTTCAAGTTTCTTATTCATGTTTTCCAATTGTTTTAATATGTTTTTATCAACTTCAAGCCGTGGATTTGATCCTGATTGCTCTACGCTTCTTAGCTGCGCCTGAACAAAAGTAAATAAGTCCGTTTGATTCGATAAAGAGGCCTGCCCAGCCTCTAACAGCGTTCTAGCAGCGTTGTCAAGCTCGCCCGCCGCTGAGGCGTCCCCACCTTTTGCTCTGCTTATTAACTCAGTAAATTGTTTTTCTGCAAAATTAAACTGTTGTTTTGGAGATAATGTACTAAGTTTTTTATCTAGCAATAGGCTATCAGCAGCATTTTTCGCCGCCTTTCTTAGATCGCCTAAAGATGCCGTTGTGTTATTTATTCCACTGTCAAGGCCCTCGAAACTATCCAGCGCAATATTAAATAATTTAGCGTATTGCGCCTCATTAACAGCGCCTTTTGCTAACGCAGCGTTAAGCCTGGTAAATGCGCGTTCGAATGATTCAGGGTCAAATGCTGTAATGCCTTCAATAAGCAGCCCTAAATCACGCGCATTTTTATTTTTAAATAATGGATCGCTTTCTATTTTCTGCTGCGCTTGTTTGCCGCCTATGGTGGTTAATACTTGGCTAGCTATTCCAGCGGCATTAGCCACAATATTAGCTTTTGATAACTGGCCGCCAGCTTTTGATAAGTCACGCAAAACATCTGGTTTTATATCCTTAAAGCCATCTTTTACGGCCCCAGCAGACTCAGCAAAAACGAATGCGGCTGATTTAAGCCTTCCTATTGCGTCAGATACCTTTCCTAGTGGAGTTTGAAGCTCACTGGCTTCCTTATCGAGTTCTTTAGCGCTCTTTGTTATTTGATTAAAATAAAACCCTATGCTATCAAGTCCAGCCTTGCCAAGTTCTAACGATGCCTTTTTGATGCGCTCCATTTGGCCGGCTGTATCGTTTAGCAGCTTGGCATTTCCACCCATTGCCTTTGCAAGCCCTGACAATGCTTGTTCATGCTGATCTGCAGATATTACACCACTCTTGTATTGATCATTAAGGCTGTCTATCGCTTTGGCATATTCTATTATATCCTTGCCAAACTGTAACCGCCCGTTAACGCTTTCCGTTGCGCTTGCGTTTGATAGTTTTCTTTGAGCTGCCAATACATCGGCAATACCTTGCCCTAATCGATCAATGCCACTACGCGCTTGATTGACTGCGAGCACATTAACCAATCTATTGATTGATCTATTTATTGCGTCTGATTGCTGTCCGCCAGTTATAGCACTGCGTATACTGTCGGCAATTGGTTTAACAACAGACTGAGACGTGGCTACTCTGGTCAAAGATGATATTACACTCTTCACATCTTTAACTTCCAATGCTATTGCAGATAATTCTCCGATTAAATCAGTGGCTAATTTCGCGTTAGCTTTGGCGATTTCTGTAGAAAAATTCGCGTCTTTATTGATAGATGGTTTTTTTATGATAAACTCATTAGCAAGCAATGCCATTGCATCGCCAGCCCTCAGCAATGATTCCCGCATATCGATAGCGGATTGAGTAACTTTTTCTTGGGCCTCTTGCGCTTTTTTTAGCTCTTCATTTTTAGCCGCTTCTTTCCGCTCTCTTGCAGCAAGTTCCGCCCTTCTTTCTGCTATTTTAATTTGATCATCTGTAGCTTTTTTGATTTGTTCAGTGACTGTTTCAATAGTCGTTCCAAGCCCTCCAAACGCTTCATTTACAGCCAAAAATTCATCTTGAATATCTAGCAAGGCAACAAACATTTTTTGGCCTGATTCCGTAGTCAAATCTTGAGCTTTTACCAATGCCGCGAACTGCTCTTTAGTATTTATTCCGGATATTCCCAAATCTTTAAATGTTTTATTTAAAAGCTCTTGTGCTGGCTTAATTCTTTCTTCAACAGTTAAAAAATTATCAGCAAACAATGACAATTGACTATTAAGCTTGTCAGCTCCGCCCGCCATATTTAAAAATGCCGCGCGAGACTCGAAAGACACGCCTTTTAAAAATTCTGTAGCGTTCTGAGTGCTTGACCCCAATACCTCCATGACATCTACAAGCGTTTCAAACTCAGAGCCTAGCCTTACAAACGCTGACGCAGCAGACTCGCCAGACTTTTTAAGATTATCAATTTCTGGGATTAATTGTCTAGCCATAGCATCGCCAAAGCCTGTTATAGCCTTGGTAAGTTGCTCTTCAGTAAGCCCCTTGCCTTTTTCTGATGCAATATTGATCGACTGGGTAAATCCTTTTATCAAGTCAGCACTTATTCCCATTGACTTGGCAGATGTTTCAACCTCTTTAGTTATGGCTTTTATTCCGTCGTCTAGGAATTTACCAACAGCCACCGCCGCCTCGCTTGCTTTGCTAGCAGTATCTTTAAGCTTACCGTTAAACTCTCCAAGAAGCTTACCAGTGTCTGCATCAGCCTGAATGCGTATTACCTTATCACCAACCAATAAGCCGCCTTCAGCTTTGAGTTTAGTTGATGTAATGCCGCTAAACCCTTCACTGTTAAAGCTTCCGATAAGGTTTGTTTCTTTTTGCTTTAATGGCCCACGGCCAAACAATGCAGATATTGCGCCGCCTAATATACCGCCTACAGCAGCGCCTATTGGGCCTCCAAAAGCTCCTAACGCAGCGCCGCCAGTCGATAGCAAGCCAGAGCCAATACCGCCCACTTTCTTATCTCCGCCCAGCAGTGTTCCGATTCCTATTCCTATTCCAGCGCCTGCAAGCGTACCTCCCAGCCCTGACAACAGCCCGCCGCTAGACGCGCCTGCTCCAACACCATTGGCCAGGGCGCTTCCTGATTGTCCAAGGCCCAGAAATGATGCGCCCGTGAATGCTCCCCTTGGTGCGCCGCTAAACAAGCTGGTGAACCTAGAAAACCCGTTGGAAAATGTTTTACCGATCGATGAAAAGCCATCTTTGAATATGTTTCCTAACCCTGTAACACCGCTCAACAAACTATCTTGACCGCCACCGAATGACACGCTACCTGATGCCATACGCTTAAACGTATCAAGCAAAGCGGATATATTGCCAAAGCCAGCAGACTTCCCAAACAGGTTGCCTAGCAAATCAGCGCTTATGGCCTGTGCAACCATACTGGCTAATGCTGACTTAAAGCTTGATACCATGCCGCCAAGGTTGCCTTCAAAGCCAAGTCTTAAGGCGTCACCAAATGCTGTTTGGATATTGCGCTCAGCTTGAATAGCAAACTGAGAAACATCCTCAAAAGATTTTTTACCCGTTGTGGATAATTTAACAAATTCATCTTGAGCTTTGCGCAGCGCTCTATTGTAAGTTTCTAACGATAGCCCAGCGTTATTAGGCAGGTTAAGCAGTTTATTTAACCGTTCCTGTTCACGCGATAGCTTTTCTTCTGCTGTCAACACCGATTCTGTTACACGCTCAACTTCCAGCATGTTATTAGCAAGCTGCCACGCCGCATCTTTTTCTTTATTAAATGCTATTGTGCTTTGTTCTATTTTTGCAATAAGAGGGGCCGCGGCATCAGATACGCCAAGCTTAGACGCCCTAAGTTGCAATAATTCTATTTCTGTTTTATTGGCTTCTTCAGCTTCTTTTTTCAGTGATTGAATAAAGCGTTCTGATTCTGATATCTCTTTAGATTTTGATGCGGCCTGCTTAATTGATGCCGTTGGTATGGATGGAACTTTTATATCAACAGCAATAGGCATCGTCGCTTGCGGTAAAGATATAGTTCCAGTCGCTATTTTCTTGACTGTTTCATCAAACGTTTTTGTTAAAGACTCTTCAAAAGGCTTTTTGATTATATCAATTGGATTTATTGATAAAGCCTTTTTAATGTCAAGCGAAAGCAAAGCCTTAACCTGTTCAACTATTGCAGCAATCCCAAGCCCTGCAGCATGAAAGGTATTTATAATGCCTCGCCCCACGTCTACAACAGCCGAAAAAGCTATTCTTACATCATTACCGTATAGTTTAGCGAGTTCTGCGCTTTTAGATAAAAACTGCGCCGCTGACTGAGTAGCAGACGTGAAAAACTCTATTACGCCAGTCCTACCAATTGCTACTTGTAATTCAAAAAGCGCATTATTAAATCTGCTTACCTGTGATTGCAGTCCGCTTGCTGCGTTTTGAGCCTCGGCGCCAAACGTGCGTTGCAACTCTTTTGCGAGATTTGGCAATAAAGCCTCAGCTGTCAATTCGCCCTTTTGCAATAACTTGCCCAGCTCTTCGGTAGTCACTCCAATTGATCTTGCGGCGGCCTGGAAAGCACCAGGCAGCCTTTCACCCAGCTGACCTCGGAGCTCTTCAGCGGATACGGTTCCTTTTGATATTATTTGCTGTACCGCTTGCAATGCGCCTGCGGTTTCATCAGCCCTCAGGCCTAGAACTGCAGATGCCTGGGCTATACCAATAAATATTTCCCTGGTGGCCTGACCTTCTAGTTTTGTGCCTTTAGCAGCAACGGCAAGCTTAGAATATTGCTCCGTAGTATCTCTTAAAGATAGGCCCAAATCATTTGATACTTTCTTGATAAAATCAAACTCTTTAAGCGCTTCTGATGCTGAACCCGTGGCTATTTTAAGGGATGACTCGAATTTTTGAACATCTATAGCGGCATCTGCAAGCCCCCTAATCGTTGCTATAGCGCCATAAGCGCTAGCCAGACCAAGGGCGGCAGTCTTGAGCGACTCAAATGAATTGCTTATTACCCCAGTGGATTTTGTTACATTTTTTTCAACCCTATCACCAGCGTCCCCAAGCCTATCAAGCTCGGTTATGCCCTGCTTTATTCCGGTTGAATCTAGTGTTAGCGTTAGCGCTGCAAAGTCAGTCATTTATTTAATCATCCTAAGCCGTAATCTATCCAAATCCTTAATTATGCTTACGTCATGACTAGATAAACTTTTATCAGTCAACCTTGCCCAGCTATCTATCTCTTGATATGATAATGGACTGATGCCTAATTCGCTGACCTGCCTCGCTGAGTCAAGCTCACAAAACCAAGCCCAAATATTTGAAAATATGCCGATTGGTAATTCAATCAGCATATCATGTTTTCTTCCAGTTTGTCTATATGCTGCAAGAAGGTGATCACGCAAAGTTGCACCATCTTCTTGTCGCTTTTCTAAATTAAATTGCCTTTCGGCATATGCAAGCAGAATATCTACTTGCTCTTTGTAAAATTTGCAAGATCATTGCTTATTTCAAGCACCTTTGAACGAATAATTGGGTTAATCTTCATCAGCTCAATAGCATTTTCCTCACTATATTCCGGCACCTCTACACCGTTTACAGTTCCACGCCAACCGCATACACGCACCGCTATAGCCTCTATAGTGTCATCCATGTCTTGCTCTGCCTTCTTGAATCCCTCCTGTTTACCGCGTTTGCGCTCCTCAAACAAGCGCATTCTATCCTTGTTTTCAAGCTCTAAAATAAAGGATTGAACTTTCTTGCTGTATTGCCCAAGTACGGAGATATAAAAGCCTGTTTTCGTTACGCCATCCTCACCCATATATTCAAATTCAGTTGGCATATCGCAAATATTAGTAATATTCAATTTTCCAAATCCAGACATCTATATCTCCTTTAATTAATAAAAATTACGCCGCTGAATCTTGAATCATTAGCGTAGTTACATCGCCATTGTTTGTAGCGGAGTTGGTATTGAGAAGCGCTGTGAAAGGAACTGTTTGTACAATACCTTTCTGCCCATCATCTTTACTGTTTCCACCTACTTTGATGCGAGGCATGGTAAACGCTACAAAATCAGAATTAGCCGCGCTTGTTGCAGTTAATGCCATTGTTACAGATGCCTCTGTTTCGTCCTCAAACATTTGCATGTAAGTGTCATTTTCTAACAGGATAGTCATTTGTCCTGAAATTAACACTGATCCACTAAATACATCAGGTGTTGAACTCGCCCCGACCACATCCTCTTTTGTCATGCTACCGTTAAGCGTAAAATTCATTCCTGTAACATTACCTACAGACGCACCGCCTACAATCAATATTCCCTGTGCGCCCGCCATAACACCAGTCGTGGTAGCGGCTGTTGGAGAGGTGAAGTAAGCAGCCGAACCGATGTCTAAATTTCTACCGAGAAAACCGAAGCTACAAGTAGCCATTCCACTAGCAGGCAATTGAATATCCATGGAGTTAACTTTGCAATCGTAGAATTGCTCACTCATTGCAACCCCAGTGCCGTACCATTGTTCAATGGTAAAAGTAATCCGCGGTATGTGACGATTGCGGAACTAATGTTTTTTTACCTGTTACTGATAGCGTACACGCAGCAATAGCAGATTGAGCCGATATTGAAGTACCATTCAGCACGTAAACAGTTAGTACTGTTGCAGTCAAAGAAGCCACAAGGTAATTTTTATTCAAATTTCCTGCAGCCAGACCAGCTGTAACGCGCACAATATCCCCGACTTTAACACCGTCTGTGATCCATGATCCAGCCGACCTTGTGATTGTGTATGTAGGGCCGGAACCAGCTGTTGTCAGTGTTAATGACGCTATACTAGACCCAGCTACAAAATCCTTTCTCACAGCAGCCGCCATGAAATCCTTGTATGTTGCCGGACTAATTTCACCGCTGATAGGGCCTTCAATATATTTTGACCCGTGTCTAAAATCAGCCACTTGGTAGTCTGTGCGAATTTCATTAGACTGAAATGTATTTTTCTTGAGCTCAATGCCGCTTGTGGTTCTCCTTAGCACTTGAGCGCCTGAAGCCGTGGCTTTGGTGCCCAAAGCCGTTTGCTTTTTATAAATTACTTGTTTATCTACACCTGAACCTATTGCCATGATTCAATCTCCTATTCAATATAACTGTAAAATTCAATATCAATTGGGATCATGAACCTGTCATTTTCCTCAACGCTTTGCTTTATACGAGGTGATTTACTGATGTTTACGATTACATTGTCGTGAGAATGGCTAGTTCCTCTCGCAAATGCCAATCGTATAAGCTCGGCTCTTGCCATAGCTTCAGATTTTCCCGTATACAATTTGTAAAACAAATTAATCTGCAAAATCCCATCTATTCTATGCAATCCGGTTGAGTATTCCTCATGAACCGGTGGAGCAAAGAAAAAATAAACATCTTGATATGGCAATGCAATAATTGGCCTTGTATTTGGCCATTTAGTAGGCAATGCCGGTACAATATTATTAATGCTGTTTTCTAATGCTATTTGTATTTTTGATATTGTCATGTCTTGATAGCATTAAAAATACCTTTAAACTCAATCAGCGTAGTATTAAGCATCCCTTGTGGCGCCTGCCTAGAATGCCCATCCTCTAACGCTTGAATATATGGAACGTTATTAGTTATATAATGCACCGCGTAAGGATCGCTAGAGCTTGTTTTATTTATTATTCTTGACAGCGTTCTGTTTCCGTCGCCGTCTTGCTCATTCAAGAATTCACCTGGAATGAATCCATTGCCATATTGCCAATTTGCTCTCGCAGTACCTCCAACATATCCGGCTGGTGGGTATTTTGTTTTCCATCCTGACGGATCCCCTACGGGCGTTTTCATTATCAATGATTCACTCAGCTTGCTCACAAGCAACCTAACAAACTTGCTTGACCTATCATTTGTTTTTTCTGTAAACCTTGACACGTCACCCTTGAAGCTCATCGCTTAAGCTCCACTATGTATATTATTGCTTCATCATAATTTGGAGATATCGTTTTTATTCTCGTTATTGTATGGCTTACGCCACTTATGACAATTTCATCATTCAAGTATGGCGTGTTTATGCCTTTAGATGACAACAAAATTGTTATTAATACATCATGCTCAGAGACTTCACTAGAGCTTGATTTTCTATCATCTCCAAAAGCATTATTCACCAATACAGCATAACCAGTTTGCGATAGCGTTGTATTGCTAATTGAGCCGGTATTAACATCATAAGCACCTGGCGTTTTGTAATTTATAGTTACAGCCAAGCCCTTAGACGATATAAGGTTGTATGCCGATGTAATATTAGACTCGTACAATTGGCAACGCTCCACTTTTTGCCGATGCTGATATCATATATCTACGCAGCATTGCATCTATTTCTCTGTATTCTTTTTGATTGCTATCTGACTCAAAGTATTCAGTTTCTAAAACGTCAATCTTTTCACGTTTAATGGACCGCTCTTTATCTGAATATAAAGCCCCAACGCTTGCTTTATACGCAAGCAGACAGCATGCGTTTTTAATCTCATTAGGTATTATGCTATTAGCAACTAATGAGTCAGTGCCAGCAATATAAACATTTTCACGTGGCCAGTCTAAAGCCTGCGTGTGTTGTCTTTTCACGCCTTGCCACACAGAGAAATATTCATTTTGTATATACTGAGTTGCAAGTCTTAATGCTTGCTCTTTTGCGGACAAATCAAGATCCGACCATGTTTCGTTACCTATGCCGATGAAATACCCATTGGCATATGCGACGGAAGCATATGACTCAGCTCCCGTCACCATTGACCCATCTTCAACGATCAATGCCATTTAGATATTATCCTAGCAATGTAGCAACATGGTTAGGTTTCCACACGACAGCATCATAAAAACATCTGATATCAATCATTGATTTTTGGAACCCTGCATATACAGCGATTTGGAATGTCAAGCCGCTAAATGGATCCGTTACATCCATCACATCGACAGCGGCCTCAACGCTTGGCAATGCAGGAGCACGGCAAACCACCTCGATTGCTGACCGATGAAACGCGAGATTAGGCGTGTAGCTATTACCAACTGTAATTGCGTTATTATCCGCAATAGAAACGCGTGTGCCAGGCGCTCCAAGCGCCAATGAACCACCTGATAGCGCTGTGTTCACAACATATTTATTTGTCGTATCAGCCGCAAAGGTTACCACATCGCCAGCTAAAACAGTACCGGTGCCGGTGTCAGCAGGTATGGTAGTCGTTCCTGCGGTAATGGAAGCGCTGTTTACTAGGTAGCCAGAGCCGGTACCTTTTGTATGCAAGGAAATACCAGCCGACTCTTTGATCATAATTTGCTGCAAATCTAGTAATGTCCCTTGTCTCAACAACTCGCTGCCACCTGATTCATTCACTTTTTGCAACTGCGCAAGATTACGTAATTTAGTACCAGCCAACGAATTAATCACCAATGTCACTTGATTATCCATTGGGCATCCATTATCAACAAGGATTTGACGCAGCTCAGCAACCTCGTTAAAGTTTGATGCGAATGGAGTAGTGCCAGCAGTACCAAACGCGCGAGATGAGCCTGCTTTTACTACACCGGCTACATATGACTCGATAGTATTACTAATAGCCCGCATTGCTTGCGCTAATTGATCGCCGTAAATTGTTTCATATCCAGCGCCATTGTTTACATGTTTAATATCTTCACCTGTCCATGGAATTTGAACAGACGCATACTGATTGACAGTTAAAGTCTTATTATCAACTGTTTGATCTGTGCCTTCCGGTACAGTCATGCTAGGAGCATAAGTACTACCGACAGTAGGAGTGCGTGTAAAGTGCGATCTAACAATACCGCCTTTCGCTACACGCTGGCCTTCTGCTGTGTTTAAAGTTGACGATGGAATAAAACCAACCAGCTCACGTCCTACCATATCTGCTGCACGATATAAATCTGCAGCTAAATTATTCAATACATTTGCCATAATTCAATATCCTTTTAAAAAATAGTTTAATCAGTAACTTTTCCGCCTTCTTTTGCAAATGTCATTTTTTCATACGATGACATTTTGTCAAATTGCGCTCTCTGCATTGTTTTAGACTTGGAGTTCATATTCTTAACACCAGGCGCAGCGCCGCCTTTATTTTGGTCAGCATACCAGTGCGATGTATTTGGTTTAATTTCCTCTAGCCATTCAGAAATCGAGTATGGAGTTTTTCCATCTCTTCCAAAAACAACTTGACCATCTTTTTTAGCGACTATGCTACCGTCATCATCTATTACAAACAAACCAGACCCACGCAATATAGCATCTTCCACAGCGTCAGAATTTACGCCGTTTTTCAATGCGTTGCTTCTAATTTCAGCTTTTAAAGCACTGCTCATCAAGCTATTTTTTGTTGCAATCTCTGCATTCAATTTTGATTCAAAATCTTGCTTATACTTAGCCAGACGGCTTTCTATAACTGCTTCTATGTCGCCGTCATCAAGCTTTTCCTTTTCTTTTTTCTTTTCCGCTTCTTCAAACTTAGATTGATATTCCGCAAGCATTTCCTTTAATTTTCTAGAGCCTTCTTTTTCTCTCTCTAAAGCGCTTTTCAGTGCCTTCGATTCATCTGTCTGAAGATAGAACTTACCTTCTCGCTCCTCATAAAATTCTTTTAATGCTTCTGGAATATCTTCT